ATAGAAAAGATGTATTAACTTGCGATCAATGTAGACAAGTGGTTAAGAACCGAGAACCCGATTGCGAGTCGTGTGAGGTCAAAAAACTTAGATCGCAATTGGAACCTAGGCAATGGGTCTCACACGCAATTATCGCTAATTGGGGTGGTTTACTTGTGGACGGTATGGGTGGAATAAATGCACCGGGACTTAAGTGGGTGTTGGAGATGGAGGAAATCGAGAATGGTGACAAACAATTTGTCATAAATGATATAATGGAGTACCTACAAGGAGCAAGAGAAGCGAATGAACAACAAACCCCACCTCCAGAACCTTCCAAAGAGATCCCGCCAAAGCAGTTAAAATCACTTCCCAAGATACCAACACGCAGGAGATAGTTAGTTGGCAAATATTTTGCAATATAAAATAACCGTAGAAGATGACGGTTCAGCGAAGATCAAGAAATTCACTGGTGAAATAGATAAAGTTGGGCAAAAAGCGAGAGCTTCTTCTTCAGCAGCTACTACTGGTTTTCGAAATATGAAAACGGTTGTAGCAGGAGTTACTTCCGCTCTTACTAAGTTATTAATCCCACTTGCTGCGATCGGAACTGTATTTGCGGGAATCAAGATAGCGAAGGGATTTATCGAAGTAGCATCTACTATTGAGCAACTTCAGATTCGGTTAGAATATCTAACAGGGAGTGTTGAAGACGCCAATCGTTTATTTAAGGATATGAGTGACCTCGCAGCCAGAGTTCCTTTTGAGTATAAAGATATTATGGATGCTGCTACTACTCTTGCTGGTGCTCTAAAAGGAAATGTTGATGAAGTTAATAAATGGATGAGAGGAATAACTGATCTGGCGGCTGTTACTGGTTTTGGAGTTAGAGATACAACAGAACAAGTGATAAGAATGTTGTCCGCTGGTGCGCAAGCAGCTGAACGATTTAAGGAAAAAGGAATACTAGGTGCTATGGGATTTCAAACTGGAGTTTCTTATGCGTTAGATGAAACAAGAAGAAAACTATCAGAATATTTAAGAGTAATTGAAGGGGCTTCTAACCGTTTAGCCGGAACCTGGAAAGGTATGATGAGTATGTTGAGTGATGCTTGGTTCCGGTTTCGAAGTATGGTTATGGACGCTGGTTTATTTAACTTCTTGAAAGCTATAGTTGACAAAATTCTTGAAACTGTTAGAACTTGGGAGAAAACAGGAGGGATGGCTAAGTTTGCGAAAGAGATTTCTGATACAATTATTAGTGCAATTGAGAAAGCAGGTGTTATGCTTCTAGAGTTTGGAAGGAGTGTGTTAATTGTATTTAGAGCGATTCTTACTATTTTGAATACTATTATTGGTTTAATTGATAAAGTAAGAGCTTATCTAGGAGAACCGGTAGCTACAGCAGAATCAGTTGAAGAAGCTAGAAAAGAAGTAGAAAGAATTAAAAAAGAATTAAAAGAAATGGAGAAGATGAAACCATGGTCTTGGTTACCTTGGAAAGGATTAGAGTATTCTATAAAAACTTACGAAGAATTACTTGTGAAAGCTACAGAGAAATATGAGAAACAGAAGAAAGAACTAGAATCTAGAATAGAAACTAAAGACAGTATAGAGAAAATCGTAGAGTTTTTAGATTTACTTATTGAAGATAAATTTCCAGAAGCAATGAAGGAATGGCAAGAATTTATAAAGAAAGGGAAAGAAGGAATTGACAAAACTTTTCCTGCGAAGAAAGAAATGACAGTAGAAGCGAAAATTGAATTAAAAATAGCTCAATTTAGAGTAGAAGCAGAAGTAGAGAAAGCTCGTGAAGAAGCAATCTTAGCATTAAGAAAAAAATATGATATGAAAGCTGTAGCAGATTCTGAACAAAGATGGGCAGAATATTTACGAGGGAAAGAAGATATTACAGTTGAGACGAATAGAGAAATGAATAAAGCTATTATAACTTTAGAAGAGCAACTAACTTTATCTTTAATGGGAGAAAAAGATAGAAGAATAGAACTAGTGAAAAGAGAAGGGGAAGAACGACTTACTTTGATAGAGAAAGCACATCAAGATAAACTTATTAGTGATACTAAATACGATGAGTTATCAAAGAACAACGCAAAAGTAACCCAAGAAGAAATAAACAAGATTCTTAAAGAAGGAATAAAAGAAGCAAAAGATATTTGGGCCAGATTAGGTGAAGCTATGAAAGCAGTTTGGGAAGATGCATTTACAAATATACGACGAACCCTTAGTGACTTTCTTTACGATACTATGACACATGTTGAAGATCTAGAAAGTATATGGAAAAGACTTGCGAAAGTACTAATTAGAGTTTGGGCTGACTTAATGTCTGCTATGATTATGGAGTTTCTCAGATTCAAAAAAGTAACAGAAGGAGAAGGATTTGCAGGAACAAGTTGGACTAGTGGACTTCTTAAACTTGTTAGTGGAGTGTTTGGTATAGGCGGAGGTGGCGGATATGGTGGAGTTGGCGCAGGATTGGCTTCTTCAGTTCAAACAGGATCTTGGTTCGCTGGTGGATATCAAAGAGGTGGTATCATTTCTAAACCTTCTCTTATAACTGCTGGAGAAAGAGGGGCAGAAGCTATAGTTCCCCTTCCAGGTGGTCGTGAAATCCCGGTTCAATTTACTGGTAGACAGCAACCTTCTGGAACAGTAGTTATAATAAACGCAGTAGATGCCAAAAGCTTTAGTGACATGGCAGAAAGAAACAAAGAAGTGTTTATGAAGATAATCAGATCAAACGCTGAAAGAGCAGGACTAACAAGAGGACTTCTATACTAACGGAGATATAACATGGCTTTATTTCCTTCAGGACCTAGATTAAAATATCCACTAACAATAGAGAGCTCTTACAGAACATTAGTTTCAAACTTCGAAACTGGCGAAGAGCAAAGAAGAAAATTATGGGCTTTTCCGAAAAGACGAGTTCAATTAGCTTACGATGCGATAACACAAAGTGATATGGACGAGTTGTGGGAATTCTATTGCGCAAGAAGTGGTGCTTATGAAAGTTTCTATTTCTACTTTCCATACATGGAATATTGGTATGGTGAGTATTTAGGAACTGGACCAGGTGAGATCTTCGAATTAAAAAGTAAAAATACTGACACAGCTACTACAACTGTGTATGTAGATGGCGGATCAGTGGGTTACGGTTTCTTAGAGGGTGGTGGTCAATATAGTTCTGATAGAATAGATCTAACTGTGGCAGCTGCGGAGGGTGAAGTAGTTTCTGCTGACTTCTATGGGGAGATGAGATTGAAATGTAGATTTGAAGAAGACAAATTAAGTAAAGAAATCTTCTCTTGGCTTTTTTACAATAACGCTATTACGCTGATAGAAGTAAAATCTAATTCTTAAATAAAAGGAGAAATATATGCCTCCACCGAAAGATCCTGTGCGATTTAAGGAGTTCTGTCAAAATATATCAGAAAGCAAGAAAGGTAATATACCATGGAATAAAGGAAAGAAAGGGTTACAGGTTGCTTGGAATAAAGGAAAGAGAGGGTCACAAAAACATTCTGAAGAAACTAAAAGAAAAATAGGTGAAGCGAGTAAAGGTAATCAATATGCACTTGGTTATAAACATTCGGAAGAAACTAAAAGAAAAATAGGTGAAGCGAGTAAAGGTAATCAATATGCACTTGGTTATAAACATTCGGAAGAAACTAAGAAGAATCTATCAGAAAGAAATAAAGGAATAAAACGTCCAGGTGTTGTAGAAAGCAACAAAAATAATCAATATAATTGGAAAGGTGGTTGTTATACCTGGTATCATAGTAAGGCGCATGAACTCTTCTGCCCAAATAAATGTTCCTGTGGTATAACTTGTGAAGAGCATAAAACGAAGTATGGAGGAAGGTTAAACATGCACTGCGTATCAGGCAACTACAAAATTATCGATCCCGAAAACTGGATTGGTCTTTGCAATGTCTGCCACGTTAAACTACATAAAAAACTAAAAGAACAGGAGAGAGTTTAATGAAAGATGTTCCGGTTTTACTTGATGATGAATTAATAAAAGAGTGTGCTTTCTTTTGTTTTTTAATCAGATTTGACTTTGATACAACTCTTTACTATACAAATCTTGATCTTGACGTTTATTACAATGGTCATACATATAATTCTCGAGGACTTGAGTTTACCGCAATAGAAACTTCTACAACTCCCACGATTGATAATATTACATTTGAAATAGATAACGTAGAACTTGAGTTTTCTTCTTTAAGTCTTAACCAAGAACTTAGAGGAAAAGTATGTGAAATAAGACTAGCAGTCCTCAGTCAGCCAATGAAAGTAATAGCATCTGATATAATTTTTACTGGATTTGTTTCTTCGATAGATATAACTCCTCAACGAGCTAAGTTTACTATATACGATCCATTTCTTTATTGGAAAACCAAGACTCCAAGAAGACGACATCAATCTACTTGTCCTTGGCTTTTTAAGGGAACAGAATGTCAATATGCTGGTGCAGCAGTAGATTGCGACAAGAGTTATGATAGATGTCAAGAACTAGATAACACTGTTAACTTTGGTGGTTTTAGATGGCTGCCATATCTACAAGACAAGGAGATTTGGTGGGGTCGAACTAAAGATTGGCCTAACCCGCAATTCTAAGATGAGAGCAAAAGACTTAATTCCAATACTTAAAGATCTATGTAGAACTCCTTACAAACTTGGAAGTTTTAGAAAAGCAGATGGACTTGACTGTCTTTCAACTACTCATTATTTCTATAATAGTTTAGGTTTCAAAGTTCCACCACTTAATGATTTTGGTTACGGAGTAAATTCTGAGAACTATAAAGAACTCTATGAAAAGAATCGTGAAGAAGCTCTTGATCTGATGTTCAAAATTATTAGAGACTGGACGGAACAAGTAGATGTAAAAAGACTAAAAGTTTGCGATCTTCTTCTAGTTAGAAAAGGTAGTGATAAATTTGTAGCAGTATATATTGGAAGTGGGAATTTGTTAGTAGTTCATGTTAGAGGTGGTGTATTTATCTTAACAAGGCGATTGCTAAAAACAGATTGGATGGAAGCTAGAAGATTCGCTAAACAGGAGTAAGAATGGGTGCTGTAGGTGCGATATTAGGAGGTATATGGGCAGCAATTAAATGGATTGCTGGTGCTCTCTGGTATCCTGTTTCTGCTTACACTGGTTACGAAGCAGTAGCAGTAGCTATAACTAAGATAGTTTTCTGGACAGCCGTTTCCTATGCAGTTTCTTCTTTGTTATACGAGAAACCAGAGTCACCAAGAAGCACTACTGGTGGTTTAATTCTAAACTCTAGATCTCCTAACGATCCTGTGCCAGTAATCTACGGAACTATGCGAGTAGGCGGTACGCAAGTTTTTATGCACTCTGATGCAGTTTTCAATACTAGACTTCATATAGTTCAAACTATATCAGAAGGTGAGATTGATTCTATTCTACAAGTAAAACTAAATGACGAAGATATATCTAACTGGAATGGTTGGGCAGGTTATAGTTTTAAGAATGGCGCAGCAGATCAAACTGCAATTGCTGGTATTCCGTTATGGGATGACGCACTAAGAAATACTGCTCATATCTATGTGCAGTTAATTTATGATCTAGTTTTTAATAGATGGGCAGGAATGCCTTTGATTACTACTAAAGTTAAAGGAATAAAAGTTTACGATCCAAGAACAGAAACTACAGAATGGAGTAACAACCCAGCAGTTTGTATCTATGACTTTATGAGAAACAAAAGATATGGTGTTGGAATTGATGAGCAGTTTATAGACACTACTTCAATAATTGATGTTGCGAATACTTTAGATGACGAAGGTTATGAGATGAATACTTGTATAGTAGCAAGAGAAAATGCTCTTGATACGTTAAACAAGTTATTAGCAAGTTGTCGAACTATGTTGATTTGGTCTCAAGGAAAGTTTAGACTTAAATTTCTTGAGTACGAAGCACCAGTAGAATCTTTTGACGAAAGCGATATTCTTGCAGATTCTTTCTCATTCAATCTTCCTAGCATTCAAGACCACCCAAATACTTTAATAGTAAGATATGTTAATGAGGATAGTGATTACATTCAAGAGGAGTTCAAAATACATAATCCAGACGCACTAGCAGCAAATGAAGAAGAGAATTCTACTGAAATAGTTCTGTCTGGCGTTACTGACTACGAAACAGCTTACAAATGTGGGGTATACCAGTTAGAAAGAAGACTTCTTGATCCAAGATTTACGTTTACTGCTGGACCAAAAGCAATTGTTCTAGAAGCAGGTGACGTAATTGAAGTAACGCATAGTTTACCTGGGTGGGTTGACCAACTTGTTAGAATTGAAGGATTGAAACACTTATCGAGTAACGAAATTCAGTTAGAAGTGGTTCTTGAAACAGAGTCTCTTTATGACGCTACTCTTAATATAGTAGACCATACTCAATGGTCTACAACTTTAATTGACCCTACTGATGTTCCTTTACCACCAGATAACGTCCAGTTTACTGAAGAAAACTACGTTATGAAAGATAACACTTACACTCGACTTAAAGGAACGTGGGAATACTCAGTTAGTCTTGTAGATTACGTAGAAGTTTGGATTTCTAGAGATCTTACTAACTGGTTTATGCATACAAAAACTACTGGTGCTTTTACAATTGAGCCAGTTTACGAAGGAGAAACTTACTACATTAAATTGCGTAGTGTTAGTATCTATGGATCAAAAGCTGAACTTGATGATTTAGATTACTATACTAGAACGATATCCGGAGTAGCTGATCCACCAAATAACGTAACGGGTTTCAACATCGGAGTAGCTGATGACAAGTTGAGCATGGGTTGGAACGCAGTTACAAATACAGACTTACTCTACTATGAGATTCGATGGGGCGCTTCTTGGGGAACAGCTATACCTATTGCACAAGTCAAGGCGACGAAGAAGACCTTTACTGGTGTAAAACCTGGAACACATACATTTTTGATCAAGGCCAAAGACACACTCAATAACTACTCACAAACCCCTGGTCAAAAAACCGTAACGATCCAAAATCCTATTGGTTACGCGCAAGAGACATTTGAAGCTTCAAACTTCTGGGATAGCACAAGTTATTGGAACGTAGAGTATTATGACGATCCAGTCCACGGGTGGGTTCTTTCAGTTTGTGACTCAACATCTTCTTTAAGTGGTTGGTGGGAGTCTCCGATTTATGATTTGGGTTCAAATGACTTTAGAAAACTATGGAACATCTTCTCATGGGCTTCAGATACTCCTGGTGGAACATGGCTTGCTGGTGCTGGAGACTTCGATTGGGAAGATGTCTTTGATATAGGTGAAACTTGGTTACAACAGTTTGCTGGTGCACCAGTAGGTACGATTGAAATGACACTATACTTTTCTGAAGATGGAATAGATTGGGATTCGTTTACTGGTTTCGAGTTAGTATCCCATGAGTGTAAAGGTAGATACTTCTATTACAGAGTAACGCTAACAAATGTATCGGATGAAGTAGAAATACTTCTTAAGCCAGTTACGTTCTACTCTTGGATGAGGACATAAAATAATGACTACTAACAATGCTAAACCCAACAACCGACCAGTTTATTGGTTCGTAGGGATTCTTGTTTCAGTCTTAGTTACATTTATGAGCATAGGTTTCTATAGCTTGAGCGCGCAGATAACTTGTAACTCGAATAGATTGAAGGAAATGTCTAACCATATGTCTGAGATTAAGACTAATGTAGAAGTCATAAAAGTTCAAGTAGATAATCTTAATACAAATCTTGATAAACTAGATAGGCGTTTAGAAAGAGTTGAGCATAATAACAACTTAAACAAGGGGACAAAGTAGAATGGCTGATACCGGTTGGGTAAGCCCAGGTAGTGCTAGAAACTATGACGATGGTGGAGCTGTAGCTTGGTCCGACCCGGACAACGCTAAAACTACTAACGATCAATATGCATCTGCTACTTTAGACAATACGCCGCAAGCATGTCAAATATTAGTGGTTTATAACTTTGGCTTTGATATACCTAATGGCGCAACCATTGATGGTGTAGAACTTAGAGTTGAGAAGAATAAAACTACTGGAACCCCTCTGTTTGCAGGAGCTGTAAATATTACGAGATCTGCTTCGGGTAATCCTACTTCTGATGTGGGCGACGGGGAAAGCGTAACAATTTGGCCATCAAGTGATGCTTACGAAACTTTTGGAGGGGCTGCTGATAAATGGGGTATAAGTGATCTCGACGAAGCAGATGTAGAAAGCTCCGATTTTGGCGCTCTTTTAGCTGGCGTTGTAGGACCAGTGTCAGGTAGTATTGATTTTAATGTAGAC